CTGGAACCTTAGAGGCAGCACATACTTATCAATTAAGTGATGTTAGATCTTCCTTTGGTCTTGATGGTTCTAGTGCTATTAGATTTGGTGCAAACTGGATTCTAAATGATTCACGTCCTATTGAGTCTTCCACAGTAAATATTGATGAAACAACTGGTGACGTTCTTACTGTAGATACTATCGTTGGTGGTAGTGGATATTCAAATGCTACAGGTGTTGCTACAACTGGTGGTAATGGTAGCAACTTAACAGTCGATATTACTGTTACAGCAGGTGCAGTTACAGGGGTGACTGTCAACAATGCTGGATCTGGTTACGATATTAATGAAACTATTACTATCACTGGCGGTGGTGGTAATGCAACTTTTGATGTTGCTAGTGTTGGTCGTGAAGATATCACTGGTTTCCGTACAAGATTTGAAAAAGATCTGAGACCTGGTGATGTAGTTACTCCAACACTTTCTGATTTAGAAGGCACAAACACTCTCCGTATTAAGAGAGTTGATCCAACTGCTATTGCAACTACTTCAGTAAATAGAAAATCTACAGTTTTAGGAGTAGATGCAGTTTTTAACTTTAGTGATCAAACTGCTAGACTTGATAATGCTTTGAAGGTTGGTACAGTTACTGCTGGCGAATATGGCGAACTAGTTAGGTTACGTCCTTTCATCTTCCAGAAAGATTATCAAAACGGAGAACTTTCTTTTGACCTTCCAGAAGATACAATGAAGTCTCTGGATGATGAGTCATTCTTTGTCTTTAGAAACTTTGCATCCAAAACAGTAACTTCAGGTTCTATTACATTTACTCTTCCTGAGACTGAAGCATTTGGTGCATTATCTGGTGATAATTATATTCTTACAATTATTGATAATGGAACATCCACAGTATTTTCTGATGGAGAAAATGTAGATATTGATGCACAAGTAGATGCTGGTGTGTTGTCAACATCTTTTGGTTCTGACAACCAATCTTTCTCAATTAGTGGTCTTACCAATGTTGCTACAGTAACTCTTACAGCGTTGGTCTCTAAGAATACTGTTGCTAGAAAAATTAAGACCGCTTCTAAGATGAGGTCATTGAAAGTATTTAAGACTGAGACTGATGTAGATACACAACCAACAGGTCTTATTCATAGTACTCTTTATGGAACTAGAGTTGAAGATTTAGATATTTCATTTGGTGTTAATGATGTTTACAATGTTCATGCAATCTATGAATCATTTGATGATAACGATGCATCTTCACCATATGTAATTCTTACTGAATCTGTATTCTTTGCTGCAAGCACACTAATTGTTGGTAAAACTTCTGGTGCCAGAGGTAGAGTTATTTCATTCTCTAACGCAGATCTAAAACTATATTATGTTGGTTTGAATGAAATTCCATTTATTACAGGAGAAACTATTACTGGTGAAAATAGTGCTGGAGATACCATTACTGGTATTATCGATGACGGCGAAGAATCTATTTTTGCAGGAAGTAAAGTTATTACTGATCAATTTGAACTTGAACCAGGACAAAGAACTAATTTCTATGACACATCAAAACTAATTCGCCTTCCTTCTACTGTAGCACCTACAAGAAGATTGCTTGTAATTTTTGACTTCTTTACTCATGAAGCATCTGGTGATTATTTCTCAGCAGAATCTTATAGTGGTATTGGTTACAAAGACATTCCCGCTTATAAGTTGGATGGTTCTATTAAGTATATTAGAGATCAAATTGATTTCCGACCTGCTGTTAAAGAATTAAGAAATGGTACTGGAACTGTTAGTGATCCATACTTTGTAAATTGTAGTACCTTTGATTTTGTTTCTAGGGTATTTGATACTACTGGTGGTGCTGGTGGTGCAACTATCTTTGATATCATGAAAGTTAACTCTTCGTTTAGAGCAGACTATGCTTGGTATCTTCCAAGAATTGACAAGATATATCTATCGCATGATGGTCAATTAATTGTAAGTAAAGGTGTATCTGGTTATTTCCTCATTCCACCTCCAAAAGTTGAGAATGCTATGCTTTTGGCAACTCTTGAATACAAACCATTTGTATTTGATCCAGAAAGAGATGTTCTGATTACTACAGAAGTTATCAGAAGATATACGATGAAAGATATTGGTGATCTTGAGCAAAGACTTACCCACGTTGAATATTATACTTCACTTTCAATGCTTGAATCTCAAGCAGAAAACACCAAGACTTATGATGAGAATGGATTTGATCGTTTAAAGAATGGTTATGTTGTTGATGACTTCACCGACCATACTACTGGAGATGTTCTTAATCCAGATTATAAATGTTCTCTTGACTTTAGAGAAGGTCAATTACGTCCACAACACTTTACAACAAACGTAGCACTTCAATATAACGAAACAGATTCTACTAATATTGTAAAAACTGATGGTAATGTATTGATGCTACCTTTTGAAGATGTAGCACTTATTACTCAACCATATGCCTCTAGAACAGAGAATGTAAACCCATTTAACGTCTTTACCTTTATTGGACGCATTGATCTAACACCTGCATCTGATGATTGGATTGATACTGAGCGTATACCTGCTCGTGTTGAAAACATCGAGGGTGATTTCTCCTCTGTATCAAGAGACTTACAAGTTGATCAAAATGGATTTGCTCCTATTCAATGGGGTTCATGGCAAACTAACTGGACTGGTGAAACATTACAATCAACTTCTCAACAAAGATCTACGTCTGGTACATATGGAATTGGTCGTCAGTTAGGTCGTGCTGGTCATGGTCAACGTCGTCAAGGTCTATTCTACCTACACGAACGTCGTACATTCCGTGTTGTAAACAACCAAGCACGTCAAGGTATTCGTACTAGAGTTGTTCCTAAGATTGAAAGGAGATCATTAGGTGATACAGTTCTTTCTAGAAGTAGTATTCCTTGGATTAGATCTCGTAACATAGGTTTCAACGTTGATCGTATGAAACCACGTACTAGAATGTATGCATTCTTTGATGGTGTTGATGTAACTACATACCTCACTCCTAAGGTAATTGAACTTATTAAAAATTCAACAACTGATTCTAGAACAAATGAAACTCCTTTTGTTGTTGGTGAAACTGTGCGTGGAGAAACTTCAGGTTGTCAGTTAAAAGTTGTTGCTCCTGATGATGGTTATAAAACCAATCCTTATGGTAGAGGTACAGAAACTCTTCCTACTTCATATGCTTCTCAAACAGCACTTCTAAACCATGATATAACTGCTATATCTGAAACTGTATCACCAGATTTCTTTGGTAATATGCAAGTTGGTGAAATTTTAGTTGGTCAAACTTCTGGTGCAAGAGCAGTTGTTGGAGATCGCCGCCTCTTAACAGATAACGTTGGTAATCTACAAGGTACGTTCTTTGTTCCTTCTCCCAAAAATGATGCAAATCCACGTTGGGCAACAGGTACTCGTTCATTTAGATTTACAACATCTCCAGAAAATAGTAAGGCAATTGGTGCAGTAGATTCTTCTGCTGATACAACTTACTCAGCAACAGGAACATTACAAACTGTTCAAGAAAATATTCTTGCAATTCGTAATGCTGAACTTGTTAGAGATACAGTTAGTGAAGATAGAGTTGTAGAAACAACTAGAACCGAGACACGTCAGGTTGGTTGGTATGACCCTCTTGCTCAATCCTTTATTGTTGAGGAAGAAGGTGGTGTATTCATCTCTTCTGTTGAAATCTTCTTTAATACTAAAGATGATAATATTCCGATCTCGATGCAGATCAGAACAATGGAAAATGGTTATCCAACTAAAACAATTCTTCCATTCTCAGATGTTACTATTACACCAGATCAAGTAGAAGTTTCAGAAAGTGCTGCTGTTGCTACTAAGTTTACTTTCCAAGCACCTGTATACATTAAGTCATCTGTTGAATATTGCTTTGTTCTTCTATCTGACTCTAATGAATACCAAGTTTGGATTTCTAGAATGGGTGATGTTGATGTTAGTGGTAATAGAACAATTTCTGAACAACCTTATGCTGGTGTTCTATTCAAATCACAAAACGCATCTACATGGACTGCTGACCAATATGAAGATCTGAAGTTTACTGTATATCGTGCAAACTTCACTGCAACTAGTGGAACTGTTGCTCTTAATAATACAGCACAAGGTAAGGGTAATGGTGGTATACACAGATTGATTGACAATCCAATTCAAACTATCAAACCAAAAATTGTACTAACTCTTGGTCCTGCTGGTTCTCAGTATACTTACAGTGTTGGTGCTCGTTTGCTACAACTTACTTCAAATGCTGAATCAACTGTTGTTTCTTCTACTACATCTGCATCTGTTGCAGATACAATTACGGTTAATGATGTTTCTGGTAATTGGTTAGGTGGATCTTCTACTACCTTCCTCTTAAGGTCTTCTGAATCTCTTGCAACTATGGTTGTTGGTAGTGTAACTGGAACTCTAGAGGTTGGTGATACTGTTACTGGTGCAACTTCTGGTTCTGTCGGTATTGTTAAGAGTTGGAACGGATCTACTGCATTAGTTCTTCATTATATTACTGGTGCCTTTACTGCTACTGAAACTCTAAATGAGTCTGGTGGTTGGACTGCAACTGTAACTTCTTCTACTGAAAGTGGTGATTCATTTGGTGGATTCCTTTCTACTGCACCTACCTATGCAAATGATGAGAAAGAAATTCTTGTTTATCATAGAAACAGTGGTATGCATAGTAGACAGAATAATGTAAGTATTGAAGGTGTAATTTCTGAAGTTGGTGATACAACTCTTACTAGTGCGTTGGCAGCAGCTGCAACATCAATCACGGTTGAAAATGCACAAGCATTCCACAAAGTTGTGAATGGTGCAGCGATTAGTAATGTGAATCCAGGATACGTTAAGATTAACGATGAAATCATTAAGTACAGTGCTATCTCTACTGATGGTAAAACAATTACTGTAGCAACTGGTGGTAGAGGTTCTAATGGAACTACTGATGTAACACATGCATCTGCTGCGGTTGTTCAATGCTATAATCTTGATGGTCTTCCTCTAGTTGATATTAACAAGACTCACACAAGTCTTGAGTGTCCTTGGATGGATACGTATATGCTTCAAATGCAAGGTGTAGCAAATAATGGTATTCGTGCTGGTGGAAACATGGTTTACGCTTCTCAGAATACACAGTTTGAAACTCTAACACCTACTGTTTCTGTAATGAATTTGCCAGAAACAGATATTACTGCTAGAATCAATACAACTACAGCAACATCTGTTGGTGATGGTGGTGGTGAAGGAGGTTCTACTCCTCGTGATCAAGCATCATTTGTTAATGATGGTAGTTATGTTCCCATTACATTAAACGATCAAAACTTCTTCCCCAATCCTAAGATGGTTTGTTCGGAAGTTAATGAAAATGCTAAACTAGATGGACAAAAATCATTGACTATGCTCATTGATTTGTCAACCACAAAGTCAACTCTTTCTCCTGTTGTTGATTTAGATAGATGTTCTTTAATTACAACAACTAATAGAATCAATCAATGGCCAGGTGGATCATCTCCATATGGTCAGCAAGGACAAATTGATCGTACACAAGACGTTTCTCTTCTACCACTAGGTGATCAAAATGATTGTGTATACATCACACGACTTGCTCGTTTAATTAGAGAGTCTAGATCAATTAGAGTTGATTTCCAAATGTCCCGTCCACCAGAGGCAGATGTTAGACTTTACTACAGAGCATTTAGCACTGGAACTGGTGATGACATCGATTCTATCGGTTGGACACAAATGGATAAACCTCTTCAGTATGATGATTCTCCTAGTGAAGAAATTCTTTGGAAGGATTATTACTATGAAGTAAGTGGTTTAAACTTTAACGCATTCCAACTTAAGATCGTTTTAAGATCTTCAAGTCAAGCAAGAGTTCCTTTGATTGCAGATTTACGTGCTATCGCACTTGCAACCTAATGGCACCTTTACACAGACTACCTTTGGATGATTGGTTTGATGATGAAAAAGCACACCCTTATGACTCTTGGCCAGTGGCAACAGATAAAACTCCTACAGAAAGACTCCATGATGACATGAGAAAAGAACTAGGTTATGAAAACCCCAGACCTGAAGAAGAAATAGCAGATGCTTATGCTTCACGTCACGAATCAACACCTGACTTTGAGAAGGGTGCTGAAGAGATAGTAACTATGCATGAAAAAATGTATAGAATGGCAAGGGCAAAATACAACCCTTTTGCTGTAGGAGGATCGGAGAATATTCATGGATGAACTTGAAGGATTAATTCCTGTTGAAGGAAAGGAGGGTCTTTATAGAGATCCTTATTCCAATGCTATCATAAAAAGCAGTGCTGATGAATATGATAAATATATGGCATCTTACAATAAGAGGCAAAAAGAAGCACGTGATAAACAAGCTTTACAAAATGAGGTTTCTGAGTTAAAATCAGAAATGAGTGAAATTAAATCACTTTTACTAACGTTAGTCCAAGATAAAAATGACAGATGATGCGAATGCACCTGTAGAACAGGTGACACAACCAGAAATGCTCCGACAATTTAGAGAGCGTTTCAATGCGGTTATCGAGGAAAATAAACAATTATCTGAAAAAATTAAAGGTAATGAAGTTGTTGCTCTAAAACTCCAAGGTGCTATCGAAGCATTAGAGTATTACAACAAAGAGGAGTCTGCACCTCCAGATGAAGAGGTTGTAGATAACCTTGAAACTGCATAATGAATATGGGGGCAGTAATGCCCCCTTTTTACTGACATAAATAACTTGGAAGCATGTTCTCATAGAGTTGTCCTAATAAAATGGCAAATAGAATTCAATTAAGAAGAGGTGGTGCCCAAGAATGGCAAAACTCAAATCCTATTCTCGCTCAAGGTGAGTTTGGGGTTGAACTTGATACTGGTCGTATCAAAATTGGTGATGGTGTAACATCATGGAACACTCTTAGATATGAGCGTCCTATTGAATCAGTATCTAATACAGCAAATACTCTTGTACAAAGGGATGCTGATGGTAATTTTTCTGCAGGTACAATTACTGCAACCCTTATTGGTAACTCGGCAACAGCTTCTAGACTTGCTTCCTCTAGACAAATTCAATTGGCAGGTGATGTTGAAGGATCACAAATTTTTGATGGATCACAAAACATTACTATTACTTCAACTCTAGATTTACTTTCTACATTACCTCACCACGACAACACTGCTTCATCTGAGGGAACATATACTAAAGTTGTAGTAGATGCGAAAGGTAGAGTTAAGAATGCTTCCAACCCAACAACTCTTGCTGGATATGGTTTAGATACCAACATTGAAGGAACTGGTGCTCAACCATATGATTTAGACCTAGTTGCTATTGCAGGTCTTACCACTACTGGTTTGATCAGTAGAAGCACCAGTAATACTATGGTAACTCGTACGATTACTGGTACAGCAACAAGAATTTCAATCAATGATGGTGGCGGTATTAATGGAAACCCCACCATTGATCTTATTACAACTGCTGTTACTGCTGGTAATTACAACACAGAATCTCTAACATCCGTAGTAGGATCAGAAACAGTTAACGCTACAAAATTTACTGTTGATGATTACGGTCGTTTAACAAGTGCAGAAACTGTACCAATCGCCACAGCAGCAGAAGGCACAACTGCACCTGATTATGATAACGCAACAGCATATAGCAGATATGCTATTATTAAAAATGCAAGTAAGGTATATCAAGCATTCGAAGATGTAAGTGCAGGCGGAGGAGCACCTACTCATGGTTCTGGTGATGCAGGTGGATGGAGATTCCTTGGTGCTGAAAGCACAGAACAAAAAGGTCTCGCATCATTTGCACAGGAAGATTTTGATGTTACTGCTGGTGGTCACGTTACTATTGCTACAGCAGGTGTTGATAATCCACAGTTACAAAATAGTAGAGTATCCTTTGCTGACGGTAACGCAGTAGAACATTTTGATTTAGATCAAGAACTTACCGCAACTACAGGATATAGAGGATTCAATAAATTAAATTACGTTAAGGTAAATGATACTTCAGGCAATCTTCTCTTCGGTGCTAATAATACTGGTGATGGTGGTGCTGGAGAAGTTGATATTAATGTAAAAACATTAATCAGTGACCCTGATGTAACATTTGATGGAGCAACCGATCAATTAATAAACAAAACAGGTGATGGAAACTTAACTATTGGTATATCTCAAAACAGTGGTAGTGCTAGAAATCTATCAATTGCTGCTACCAATAGTGGTTCTGGTGCAAGTAATGTAATTATTCAGGCAGAAGATACTGTTCAGATTAATGCTACTGATGCTGCTGGTAAAGTTCATGTAGAAACAATGAGATTCCAAGCAGATCACATTGGTGCTGTTGGAGATATTTTAATTGACCCTAATGACGATAGAGATGTCACAGGTCTAGTAACTATAAGAGGTAACCTACAAGTTGATGGAACTACTACGACAGTTAATTCAACCGTTACTACGTTGGATGATCCTATTATCACTCTTGGTGGTGATACTGCTCCAGCATCAGATGACGGTAAGGATAGAGGAGTTGAATTCAGATACTTTGACTCTCAGGCAAGAGTTGGATTCTTTGGTTATGATGATTCGGCCGCAGATCTTGGAGGGCATACAGGAGCGTTTACATTCCTCTTCAATGCCACAAATACCGCAGAGGTATTCTCTGGAACAGATGCAGGGATCATCGCTGGAAATTTAAAACTTACAACAAATACAAACTCAACATCTAATACTACTGGAGATTTAGTAGTTGCTGGTGGTGCTGGTATTGGAGATGATGTTAATATTGGTGGTAGTGTAGATGTAGATACTAACCTTCGCATTCATGGCACATCTCGTTTTGATGACACCATGGAATTGCATGGTGCTTCCAAGTCATTACAATTTAAAAATGGATCAGGAACTGTTAAGAGTGAAATTCATACAACAACAGGTAATGCAGAATTTGGTGGTGTTGTAACAGTCACAGGAAATACTGATTTAAATTCAAACTTAAACGTATCATCTCTAGTTCATCTTGAGTCTACAGACAATCCTGATATTGTATCTGGTGCTCCTCACTCAATTCAGAATAATGACTATGGTGCATTAAGAGTAGATGGTGGTGGATACTTTGATAAAGATGTATTATTCAATGGTAACATCTTCCTAAATGGTGACTTTAACCAGCAAGAAGACTCTACTGAAAACTTTGGTTTAAGAAACTACCTATCTGTTCGATTCAAACTAAGAGCTGGTTCTTTCTCTGCATTTAACCCATCATTCTCAAACTCTAATACTTCTAACTTAAGAGTCTTTGGTGGTGCAGGTGTTAACCAGAACTTACATGTTGGTGCCACAGGATCTGGAGAAGGTTTATTCGTTGGTAAGAGAAACTCTAATGATACAGTTAAGTTCTCTGTCTTGGGTGCATCTGGTAATACCGATATCGAAGGCACACTGAATGTTGAAGGTCAAACAACTATTCAAGATTCTGTAATTATCAATGCTTCTAATGAAGAGTTTGCGATTCAGAATGGTTCTGGTACTGATAAGTTTACAGTTGACACAGATAATGGTAATACCTTAATTCAAGGATCATTAAATGTTAATGGTGTAGTTGATGTTGACGCAGATTTTGCTGTTAGAAATGGAACTACTGATAAGTTTTTTGTTGATAATGTAACAGGAAATACTAACATTGAAGGCACACTAACTGCTGATGGTCACACTGAATTAAATTCTACACTTAACGTAGATAGTAACACAACTCTTGGTGGCACACTAACTGTATCAAACAACTCCGAGTTCAATGGAACTGTAGATGTTGATAATAACTTTGCAGTTAGATCAGGTACAACTGATAAGTTTACTGTTGCCTCTTCCACAGGTAACGTAGCAACTGATGGTACTCTGGTTGTTGAAGGTCAAACAACTATCAATGATTCTCTAATCGTTCAAAGTAATAATGAAGTAGTTAATATAAACAATGGTTCTGGTGTAACTAAGTTTAGTATCGATACTGATAATGGTAACACAAACATAATTGGAACAGTAACGATTGGTGATGCAACTCAGATTAATGACACTCTAGGTGTTTCTGGTGTTACTACAATCACTAGAAACACTCAGCAAACTCTAACTGGTTCATACGCTGCTGACGGTGCATTCCAATTGACTGGTGGTGCTGCCATCGGTAAAAATCTTGCTGTTGGTGAAGGTATAAGAGTTTATGGTGGCACAGAACTTAGTGGAGCATTAGATCTTAATAATAGTGCTGATATTTCTGGTGCTTTAGTATGTAATGATAATGTAAATATCAAAGCAGACAATAAAACATTTACTATTGAGACTGCTGGTGGTGTAGATAAATTTACTGTTGATACTGATAATGGTAACACAGATATTCAAGGAACATTAGATGTTGCAGGTGATGTAACCGCTTCATCTGATCTTATAGTCACAGGTAATTTAACGGTCAATGGAACAACAACTACTGTCAATTCTACGGTCACAACTATCGATGACCCTATTATTACTGTGGGTGGTGACACAGCACCCGCGTCTAACGACGGTAAAGATCGTGGTATTGAGTTCCGTTATTTTGACGGCAGTGCGAAAATTGGTTTCTTCGGATACGACAGATCCGCCAACCAGTTCGCATTCTTAACAAGTGCAACTAATACTTCGGAGGTTCTTGCTGGTACAGATAGTGCTCTTCGTGCTGGTAGTTTAAATCTTACTGCTGCTGGTACAGCACTTGATGTAGATAATGATGCTAACATTGACGGTGCTTTAACTGTTGATGGTCAAATTGTTTCTAATAAATCAAGCGGTGCTCCATTCTCTATTGCTTCAACTACTAAGGTTAACAATCTGAACGTTGACTTGCTTGATAGCATGACAACTGCAAGTTCTAATACAGCATCTACAGTTGTTAACCGTGATGCATCTGGTAACTTTGCTGCAGGAACAATTACTGCTGCTCTGACTGGTAACGCCTCTACAGCAACAACTCTTGAGACTGCAAGAAATATTGCAGTTGCTGGTGTTGTTTCTGGAACTGTATCCTTTAATGGATCTGCAGATGTAAGCATCACTACAACATTTGTTGATGCTGATATCACTGCTTTAGCAGCAATGAGTGGAACAGGATATGTTGTAAGAACTGCTGCAAATACATACGCTCAAAGAGAACTTGAGGTAACAGCATCCTCTGGTATTACTCTTACTAATGCGGATGGTGTTTCTGGTAATACAACAATTAACGTTGCTTCTTCTGCTACAAACGCAGCAAACAACTTAGTTTTACGTGACGGATCTGGTAACTTTGCTGCTGGTGTTATCACAGCATCACTAACTGGAAATGTAACTGGTAATGTACAAGGAGATGTAACTGGTGATGTAACTGGTACTGTTTCTAGTATTGCAAACCATGACACTGATGCATTAACAGAAGGTAGCACTAATCTTTACTTTACAAACACTCGTGCTGATGGTAGAGCAGACTTAAAAGTTGCTGCTGCAACTGGTGCTAACCTTGATCTTTCTAGCAAGACTACATCTGATCTTGCTGAAGGAACTAATCAATATTATACAGAGGCAAGAGTACAAGAAAAACTTGACAATGCATTTGAACAACTCAGTGCAATGTTAAACAACTTGGCATCTTCTACAACTCTAACACTAGCTCTTTCTGGAGATCCCACACCTGGTGCTGGTGTTGTTGCGGTTGTCACTAATGGTGGTGGCGGTGGATTTACTGCTGCAAATGGTGTTGCCACTTCTGGAGGAACTGGATCCTCTCTAACTGTAAACACAACTGTTGCTAGTGGTGTTATCACTGCTGTTGCAGTAAACGCAGGTGGATCTGCCTACACTCTAAATGACACTGTGACCATTACCAACCCTAATGCAGGTAAGGTATTAACCTTAAATCTAGGAAGTATAACTGGTGGTACTGGATATACAACTGGAACTGCTCTTGCAACAACAGGTGGTTCTGGATCTGCATCTCTCACTGTTGATATCACTGCCTCTGGCGGTGCGATTACCAACGTCACTATCAATGACGGTGGAACTGGATATGTCGCTGGTGAGACAATTACTATTGTTCAGGCAGGTGGTGCTGGTGGTACGGTCGATATCTCCACTGTTGCTACTAACGCAACTTTACAACTGACTGACGTTACTACAATGGAGGTTGGTTCAACTGTTACTGGTGCTACTAGTGGCACCACAGGTGTTATCACCGCCCTTGGTTCTAATCAGATCACCGTTGACACTGTTGATGGATTCTTCAAAAAAGGAGAAGTCGTCAGTGCAAATGATGTTACTACTCTCACCGTTCAATCATTCTCTTGATAAAAAATGTCAGCAACTAGACCCGCAAACAAAACCGAATTAAGAGATTATGCTCTTCGTAGGTTAGGATTTCCTACAATCGATATCAACGTTGCTACCGAACAACTTGATGATTTAATTGAAGAGGCAATTGATTACTACCAAGAGTATCATTACAATGGTAGTTACAAATCTTTTATTAACATTGAAGTAACTGATGCAATCAAAACTGCAGCACAAGCAACTGCTCAGATTGGTTCTACTGCTTGGTATGAAGGAACTGAATATGTTGATCTTCCTCCTGGTGTGATGAGTGTTACTAGGGTCTTTAGTCAGATTGGTGCTTCTAGTGTTGTTCCTGGTAATATCTTCAATATTAAATATCAAATTTTCTTGAATGATATTTACTCAATGACCCACGGTCAAATCCTTCATTATTACATGACTTCTCAATATCTTGAGACTTTAGATTGGGTTACTAATAATAACAATAGTCGTAGAATTAGATTCAACGAGCATCAAGGTAGATTATATCTTGATTTTGATTGGGAAGAATTACAAGCGGGTGATCATATTTTAGTTGAAACTTTGATGCGTCAAGACCCAGATACATATACAGCAATGTATAATGACAACTGGTTGAAGGACTATGTGGAAGCATTATTCCAACAACAGTGGGGTCGTAACTTAAGTAAGTATGATGGCATTCAAATGCTTGGTGGTGTAACTCTTAACGGTCGTCAGATCCTTGAAGATGCAAGTCAATTCAAGAAAGATCTTGAAACAACAGTTCGTGAAACATACGAACTTCCTCCTTTGGATTTAATAGGTTAACATGGCATTTACTAATTCTCCAGCATCGGATTTTGTTTTTAGAGATCATACAAATCTTCTAAAAGCAAATGGTTCATCTCAAGAACAAACCTTTATAGAAAATTTAATTGTAGAGAGTATTGAAATCTACGGTCAAGACATCTTCTATCTACCCAGAACCTATGTAAATAGAGACACTATTTTAGGTGAGGTTGAGAATAGTAGATTTACACAAGCATTACAAGTTAGAGCGTACGTCAATAATGTAGAAGGGTGGGAAGGACAAGGAGAATTGTTAAGTAAGTTTGGTGTTCGTATTGAAGATAAAACTACCTTTGTTTTTTCTAGAGAAAAGTTTACATCTGCTGTAGATGATAACGCAGTATTAAATGTTGAGGGTCGACCTAATGAAGGAGATTTAATTTGGTTTCCCGCTACTAAACATTTATTTGAAATACAATTTGTTGAGGCAGAGAGACCATTCTATCAACTAGGAAAAGGATATGTTTGGGAATGTCAGTGTGAACTCTTCCAGTATGCAGACGAGGCACTTGACACTGGAGTTGCAGAGATTGATGGTATTGAGGCAGCATTTGCTAATGCTATTACAGTTAACTTTGCTGCTGGTGGTAGTGGAGACTTTACTGTTGGTGAGGTAGTTGCTGGTGGTACATCTAATGTAACTGCTGAAGTCAAAGCATGGAATTCTACCGACAGACAACTACAAGTCTTCAATAGATCTGGTATCTTTACCATACCAGAAACTGTAACTGGTCAAACTTCTGGTGCTGCTTGGACATCTGCTTCTTATAATACACTAAATAACGTTAATACTGCTGACAGTGTTGATCAAAACTTTGGTTTTGAAACTGCTGATGATGATATCATAGATTTCTCAGAAGGCAATCCCTTTGGTTCTGTTGGTTCCACTACTGATACTACAATCTGATGTTAGGCACATATTCATATCACGAAATTTTTAGAAGAACTGTTGTAGCGTTTGGTACGTTGTTTAACAACATCGAACTTCGTCGTTCAACCGAGGTACAGAAAGTTCCTCTTGCTTATGGTCCTAAGCAAAAGTTTTTAGCACGTTTAGATCAAGTACCAGATCCTACAAATAAGAGAGTTCAAATTACTTTACCTAGAATCTCTTTTGAGATTAATGGTATACAATACGATTCTTCTAGAAAAGTATCACCTACTCAAAAAATTAGATTTGCTAAGGATGTTGATGAGAATAAGAACGTCTACATGCCTGTTCCTTATAATCTCTCATTTGAACTAGCAATCATTTCTAAAAATCAAGAAGATGGTTTGCAGATTCTTGAACAGATTCTTCCTTTCTTTCAACCACATTTTAATCTAGCAGTTAAGTTAGTTCCTGATGTAGATGAAACAAAGGATGTTCCTGTTGTTTTAACTAGTGTTGATTATGAAGATGACTACGAAAATAATTTTCAAACTCGTAGAGCAATAATTTATACTTTACAGTTTACTGTAAAAACTTACCTATACGGTCCTGTTACCGATACAAAAACTATCAAAAAAGTTATTACAGATTACTATACCGATACAAATACAACTTCTGCACCCAGACAAGTTCGTTATACAATTCAACCAGATCCTGTTACAGCAGATGCTGATGATGACTTTGGATTTGGTATTGTCGATGAGGACTTTACAGATCAGAAGAAACGTAATCCTATAAGTGGAGCTGATGAAACAATATCATGACAAATCCTTTTGACGGTCTCAATAACGCTTTTGGAGCAGAACCTTCCGAACTCCAGAAACATGTTGAAAAAGTAAAACCAACTTTGAAAAAATCAGAAGAAGGTGATGTAAAGCAAGACTATGAAACTTCTCGTGCTGCATTACATATGTTAGTAATGAAAGGACAGGAGGCAGTAGATGGTATACTTGATGTGGCACGAGCAAGTGATCATCCTCGTGCTTATGAAGTTGCTGCAACAACAATTAAAAGTGTAGCAGACACTGCTGACAAACTCATTGACTTACAAAAGAAAATGAAAGAGTTGGATGCAGAGGATAAAAAAATCGGACCTAGCACTGTCAACAATACAATGTTCGTTGGTAGCACTGCAGATTTACAAAAAATGTTAAAGAAGCAAAAGGAGATAAATAATACTGACAAGAAATAACAAGACACGACATGTCAGTACTGAGCGTTTTAAGCACCAATGCTATTGCAGCAGGTGCAACTGAATACCAAAATATTCAAACTGGTTATTATAGAGTAGTTGCTACTGCTGGTGATGCTACTGTAGCATTCAATGATGGTCCTGCTATCACATTGATTCAAGATGAAGCATTGCTTTTAAAAGGTGGCAAACCTGGTCAAGCAAGAATTGTAAAGGCAGTTGATGACAGCACTGCAGATTATCAACTTGGTACTAATTTAGGAGAAAGAAGTAGCACTCACCCATTCTCTGTAGGAGATTTTATTGCTGTTGAGGATGATGATACTTCACCCGCTATCAACTCAAACTTCTTATCAGCAGGAACAGCAGGTAAGAAAGTTACTGCTACTACTAATACAACAATTAGCACTGATGTTGATTCATCAGGTGCATCTGCTGATTACACCTATGCTTATAGTGGACCTCAAGCAGTTGTAAAACGTGCAATCAAAGTTGCTGTTACAGGTAATGCGATTGTTCTTGAAGAAATTCAAGTAGTCGGCGGTTGATATGGCACAAGGTTTCGGTGATTCTTCAATTCCACCCGCAATAAATCAGACCGCTAAGAAATATATTAGAGGTATGAAGAAGGGTAAAAAACGCTGGAACCGATTATACGGTAAGCGTGACATAGAGGTCATGCATAAAACTGCAAACAAAATGGCAATGAAGGAAATGTCTAAGATGCCACCTACATATAATGATGTGTTTGGAGGCATCAATGAAAAATCAGTTTCCAAAAAACAACAAAGGTTCTTCGGAATGGTTCGAGCGACTCAAAAAGGGGAAATGGAAAATCCCTCGCCTGAGGTTGCCAAAGTTGCTGCCTCCACCAGCGTGTCCAGCGTAAAGGATTTTGCTAAAACAAAGCACAAGGGTTTACCTATGAAAAAAGAAGGAATGTATTACAAGGATTTTATTAAACTTGTTGAGGGTAACCCCACTACAAGGATGCTTTCTAAAGCAAAATCTAAAACTACTGGAAATATTTCTGCAGATCGGGGAACTGACGAGAAGAAAAATAGAGAAAGTAGGAAAAACCTTGAGAAAGATCTCAAGAAAAAAGGTATTGGTTACAAGAAAGGGGTAGGAGAATATAAATATTCATCAGGTGAAGGAACTGGACGTGAGGTCTCATACCAAACCTCACCAGGTAAGGGTATGAGTAAGAGACGTTTTGGTAAAGTCATGCGACGATTAGGTCGTAAACATGGTCAAGAGTCAGTTATCACTAAGAAAGCAGGTAAACCTGCTAGATTACATGATACTGAAAAGAAAAAACCAGATAAGTCTGTCAATGTAGGCAAGGCAAAACCAGGAAAAAACCCTTCTGGAATGGGAGAAACTTCTGGAACAAAAGTTAGAAAGGGTAAATTAGGTAAAACCAACAAATCAGCATACCATTATGGATAAGATGATCGTCGAAAGAGGAGATTACTGGCATCCAGATCCTGATAAGGATCGGAAGTTAGGTGGTCCTGGTGCTAATCAACGTGCTCGTGAAGATCGTGCTGCAGCATCTAAACCAAAGTCTGATCCTAAGAAGTTGAGAAAGGGAGAATCCTATATGGATTATGCTAAACGACATGGATATAAATCACCTACTAAGAAAAAATCTCTCTTGGGTCGTTTACTCAACAAAGAACATCATCAAAAAGATAAAGAAGGTAAAGTGATAGAGCATGGCGATGGTACACCTAGTTCAGTAGAAGAAGAAATTAAGATGACTAGGAAGGCATATAATAAACTTCACAAAGATTTTAAGAGCGATGATCCTAAAAAACCTCGTACAACAAAGTATGTGCCAGGTAAAGGAACGGTTTCAATGCCTGTTAAGTTTGTAGATGAGGGTAAGGGTTATCAACCAGAGATTGAACATAGTAAACTGGGTGATGCTGCTAAGAAAAAGGCAGAGAAAAAGAGGAAAGCAGCAGCAGATAGTCTACCACCTCATCTCAAATTAGATGCAATGAGAAAGGCATTTGCTCATACTAATGAGAGTAATGAAGAAACTCTTGATGAGAAATGTTGGAAAGGTTATAAGAAGAAAGGTATGAAAACTATGTTTGGAAAGAGATATCCAAACTGTGTTAAAGCAAATGAAGAGAATGAGATAGAAGAGGGTATTGGTGATATGGCAATCAAAGCGATTGAAAAAACTAAACCTCCATATCTTAGCAAACGTTCCAAACTAATTCGTGATATTAAATTGAAGCAACTTAAAAGTTATTTAAAAAAACAGGATGAGAAAAAAGCAAAAGCGAAAATGAAGAAGTCTTAAATTATAAATACTTTTACTCAAATCCATAACTTGTTTGTAGTTTTGGCAAGGAGGTTTGAGAGCAGTATTTTTAAAACTAAATGACTGACAGATCGATTGAGTCTGAACTCAAAGACGTTCATAAAAAATTGAACGACATTGAAAAGAAACAAGAGATGATGAGAAAGTTATACCAGTTAGATTTAGACAAAAGTGCAAAGATGGCAAAACGACCATCCTGATATATAATAGACGGTAGATCTATACAGTAAAATGAAAAATTGTCCGAAGTGTGGTGCTACATGGCTCGGAGAACAGTTATATTGGTCTACAGGAAAGGAGGGATGCCCACATGATCTAGCAGGTTTAGTATGTAATAATTACGGTGATGATAGTTGTATCAATCCATGTAAAGGATCCACTAGTGGTCAAACATGGGAGTATCGTCGTGGATTAATTGATGGTTTGATGAAGGATTATGATGAGTAAATAAACATGTGCCAAATGTTAAATTTTGTGATATAATAAGTAATAGTAATAGAAACAGTTCATACTGATACAATGACGGAAGAGGCAATCAAAAAGATCCTCCCTCATCTTTGCTACACTAAAGAAGAGGTGGACATTTTGATCCGTGCTGCAGTAGATGAAGCACGTGCCATTGATGAAGCATCGATGGCGAAACACAATAGAGAAGCAACAATCATCAGTATGATTCTTGGATTTACCTGTCTTGCATTATTTCTTGACGGATTACTTCGTATTCTTGGTGTCATTCCACCGTTCATGCACCTTGATGTTAACATCATTGACAAAATTGCAGACAGAGTAGAGATTGATGTTATGGATAAGATAAAGCAAGTACCAATACAAAAAATCTTAAGGCGATGATTTTAGAAACATTTCTAATACTAGTATCACTTCCATTCGTAGGATTAACAATCTTCTTTGGAACTAAAGGTGGTTACTATGATAGTGATGACTACACTGGTGATGGTTGTGCTCACGATGTGAAACGATGAAAGGTATCTTTAGTTACTTAAAAGAGGTAAAAGATACTGCTAAATATATGCTTCAGGGGTTAGGTGTAACCTTTGATCATATGAGAAGGAGACCTGTAACCATACAGTATCCTTATGAAAAACTGATACCATCTGAAAGGTATCGTGGACGTATTCATTATGAGTTTGATAAATGCATTGCCTGTGAGGTATGCGTGAGAGTATGTCCTATTAATCTACCAGTCGTTGACTGGGTGATGAACAAACAAACAAAGAAAAAAGAACTAAGAAACTATTCGATAGACTTTGGGGCTTGCATATTCTGTGGAAATTGTGTAGAATACTGTCCTACGAACTGTCTATCAATGACGGAGGAATATGAACTCGCTACATTTGACAGGCACTCACTTAATTTTGATAACGTCGCTCTTGGACGATTGCCCACTAATGTTACAACTGATCCCTCAGTTAGGGCAATGCGTGAGTTGGCTTACCTACCAAAAGGAAAGATGGATCCCCATGATGTTCCCGATAACGAACCCCGTATAGGTGCAAGATGATTGAAAAGGGTGACAAGATTCAACAGATGCTTCTGTTAAATTCACATGATGCTGACTTCTTATATAAAAAAGAGGATGGAACATTCTATATCTGTCATCATAGAAAGGATGGTGATACATTCTCTATCCCTGAGATACAACTAGAGATGTTTCCAAAGGAACCACCTAAATCTAATCCACCAACAGAAGAGCAGATTGCTCGTGCCCCTCACCTTAACATGCTAGAGAAATACTATGGTAAGGGTTGGAAACCTGAACCAGTTGAAGGGTTGGGAGATCATTATTAGTGTGGGTAATCCCACACACATTTGCGTATTTTTACTTATATGCTATACTAAATACATGTACATACTCTGGGATTGAAAGATCATGCCCCTAAGTCACTATACCATTAGGTATCATGATGCTCAACAGCATCACTATGAAATTTGTGAGTACGCTGCAGACTCATACGAAGCAATTCAACACAGTAAAGAGGATGTTCCTTATCTTAGGGAGCATCCTCATTGTATTGATATGTGTACTAACGAAACTGGACTAGATTGGTTACGTTCACAAGGTTCACTAATATGAAAACAATTACAAAAAACAAACACGAAATTATGTGGTGGATGAGTAGACTTACTGTAATGGGATGTGCCTTGGCACTATCAGTAAAGTTTGCTGCATCAGCATATGTCTGAGGTAGTTTGGTCAATCAATATAATGATTGCCATCTTACTTGTTGCAGTAGGTATTGTAATCTACTACATATTTAAGTACGATGAGTTTTGGCCAAATGGGAGCGATGACACCACCGTCACGGAAGAGTTGTTACAACTTCAGAGTGACAAAAATAAACAAGGTGCTTGATGGTGACACTATTGACGTTACTATCGATCTCGGTTTTGATCTATACAAGAAAGAAAGAGTTAGAATTGCAGGCGTTGATACGCCAGAGAAAAGAACAAGGAACTTGGAAGAGAAGGCGTTGGGAATAGATGCGACAAATTGGTTGAAGGATAAACTTACAGAAACTATTAAAGGTGGTGAAGAACTCACTATTAGGACTGAACTTAAGGGTGGCGTTGGGAAGTATGGTAGGCTTCTTGGTTGGCTCTATGTTGGCGATGCTACTATTTCACTAAATGAACTTATGATTGAGGAAGGTTATGCTTGGGCGTATGATGGCGGGACTAAACAGAAAGATTTTGAGGAGTTACGTGAAATTAGGAGACACTTTGGGACTCTGGTCGAGTCTTGATCAAGTAACCCTAAATACAGAAGGTGTGACCACCAGACGTTTATATGCTGAGTGGATTATCCCTACTGAAGAATATGAAAATGAGTAACATGAGAGAACAACTTATTAGAGCACTATTAGCACATGCACAAGGAGACATCCAAAAGCATGTTGCTAATGTAGAAGTCTACTTAACTAATCCTGCTGGTATCGGAGAACACTCTGATATAACAGAAGCAATTGAAACTGAATTAAACATCATTGCCAAGTATCAGGATCAAGTAGATGTTATAAACAAATATTTCAAACAAAAAACTGCTCCTATTGCACCAGATTATTCTCAGTATAAATCTCAGGAATACAGACCAGAATAAATGAGCACGAATCAGGAACAATATCTTGGTAATCCTAATTTAAAGAAAGCGAACGTTGCCACAAATTTTACTCCTGATGAAGTTCAAGAGTATATCAAATGTTCTGAGGATCCCGTATATTTTATTCAAACTTATATCAAGATTGTTTCTCTTGATAGGGGTTTGATTCCATTTGCCATGTATGATTTCCAAGCAGAAATGGTTGAGAAATTTCATGACAATAGATTCAACATAGCAAAGTTACCTCGTCAGACTGGTAAATCGACTATCGTTACTTCATACCTTCTTTGGTATGTTCTTTTTAAAGCGAATGTTAATGTCGCAATTCTAGCAAACAAAGCAGCAACTTCTCGTGAGATGCTGCAACGATTACAATTATCTTATGAAAACCTCCCCAAGTGGCTCCAGCAAGGAATCCTCCAATGGAACAGAGGGAGCTTGGAACTGGAAAATGGAAGTAAAATCATGGCTGCTTCTACTTCGTCTAGTGCTGTGCGGGGTATGTCGTTTAATGTTATATTTCTGGATGAATTCGCTTTCGTTCCGAATCATATCGCTGATCAGTTCTTTAGTTCTGTATATCCTACTATCTCATCTGGTAAATCTACCAAGGTTATCATCATTTCTACCCCTCACGGGATGAATATGTTCTATAAACTTTGGCATGATGCAGAAAGAAATAAGAATGAATACATAACAACCGAAGTTCATTGGTCTGAAGTTCCTGGTAGAGATGCAGCATGGAAAGAACAAACCATTGCTAACACATCAGAACAACAATTTAAAGTTGAGTTTGAGTGTGAGTTCCTAGGATCTGTTGATACTCTGATTAGTCCTAGTAAGTTGAGGACTATGCCATACTCAGATCCTATCAAACAAAATAAAGGTCTTGCAGTATATAAAAATGTAGAACCAGAACACAATTACATCATTACTGTTGACGTTGCACGTGGAACATCACAAGATTATTCAGCATTTTGTGTCTTGGATACCACAACAGTTCCATATGAATTAGTTGCTAAGTATAGAAATAATGAAATCAAACCTATTATCTTTCCCAATGTTATTGTAGATGTAGCAAAAAATTACAATAATGCATATATTCTATGTGAGGTAAATGATATTGGTGGACAGGTTGCAGATATAATTCAATTTGATTTAGAGTACGAGAATCTATTGATGGCTGCCATGAGAGGTAGAGCAGGTCAACAATTAGGACAGGGATTCTCAGGTAAAAAGACTCAGTTGGGAGTTAAAATGTCAACTGCTGTAAAACAAGTTGGTTGTTCTAACCTTAAGGCATTGATTGAAGAAGATAAATTATTAATTCCAGATTATGATACAATCGCAGAGTTAACTACCTTTATTGTAAAAGGACAATCATTTGCCGCAGAAGAAGGATGTAATGATGACCTTGCTATGTGTCTTGTTATATTTGCGTGGATGGCAATGCAAGAATACTTTAAAGAAATGCACGACAATGATGTGAGGCAACGCATCTATGATGATCAAAGAGAAAATATTGAACAAGATATGGCACCTTTTGGATTTGTTTCAGACGGATTAGAGGATGATCATATCATCGATGCTCAAGGTGAAAGATGGGAAGTCGCGGAATATGGTGATCAGTCTTACATGTGGGAGTTTAGGTAACGTTTCAAAAATATAAATAATCTTAGACAACCGATGTTGACATCATTTTCCTAGGAGTATATAAACATGGCAGCTAACCAATCATCGCCAGGTGTAGTAATTCAGGAGAGAGACCTGACTACTATTACCACATTATCCACCGCAAATGTAGGCGTAATTGCGGCACCATTTGAGCAAGGTCCTGTTGAGGAAATTGTACAAATTTCTAACGAGAGACAACTTACAGATATTTTTGGGAAACCAAATGATAACAACTACGAGTACTGGTTTACAGCATCTCAGTTTCTTTCATATGGTGGTATCCTTAAGACAGTTCGTGTAACAGCAAGTGCATTAAAAAATGCTGTTAATACTGGAACTGCACCTCTAATTAAAAATTTCCAAGACTACGAAACTAACTTTGAGACTGCCAATAACAGTTTTGAATGGGCAGCAAAAACTCCTGGTACCAAAGGAAACTCTATCGGTATCTTTGTAACTGATGCTGGTGCAGATCAAATTGTAGTTCTTCCCGCACCTGGTTCAGGTAACGAATGGGAATTTGTTGCTGACGAAGCAATCACTGCTGCATCTGGTGCTGCTGGTAAAGTCTTCAAGTATAGCATTGTCCTTACTGTAGACACTGTTGTTGGTGATTTCACAGTTGGTTCTGCAACTACAATTAGTATTGGTGGTTCTGATGAAACAGTAAATGTTCTCTCATGGGATCCTGCTAATAAGAAGTTAGAAATCGGTCTTCCTTCTGGTGGTGTTACTGGTATTCTTTCAGATAATCAAGTAATTACTCAGGGAACAAACACTGCTGCTATTGATACTACCATCGAACGTCGTTTGTATGCTGCTCTGAATAAAGATAGTATTGCATTTGCTGCTAGTGATGCAATTGCTGATACTAATAGTAACTCTGCAACAGCATCTTCTGTTCGTGACGAGTATGATGAGCGTGAGTATCTACCTGGTGTAAAATGGGTAAGCGTTGCTCCACGTCCTGAAACTTCTAAGTTTGCTACAGAAACAGGTGGATTCCGTGATGAACTCCACATCGTTGTAGTTGATATTGATGGTAAGATTACTGGTACAACTGGTGCTTTACTTGAGCGTTTCATTGGTGTTTCTAAAGCATCTGATGCTAAGACTTCTGTTGGTGAAACAAATTACTATGTAAATGTTCTGAAGGCACGTTCCGAGTATATCTACTGGGGTGAGCATGAGACTGGAGTATTCAACGCAACCGCAACTGGATCTGATGGTACTTGGGGTCTTTCCGCAGCTAGTCGTCAGTTTAACCTTCTACGTTCTGCTGATGGATCTGTTGATTTTCCTGCTGGACGTACAACTTTAGGTTCTAAGAATAACTCAACATTCTACTACAGTCTTACTGGTGGTGCTGACTACTCTTCTGTTGGTGGTGTTTATTCTGTAAGTAATACAGATGTAAGTACTGCATATGAACTACTTGAAGATCCTGAATCACAAGTTATCGACTTTATCTTAACTGGTCCTTCTGGTTCTACAGATGCAGAAGCACTCGCTAAGATCACTGCTCTAACAAATATTGTTGAAGAGCGTCGTGACTGCATGTTATTTGTATCTCCTCGTCGTGGTAACGTTATTGGTTTAAGCAACGCAAACACAATTACTAATAACATTATTAGTTTCTTTGATACTTTACCTTCTAGTTCTTACGTTGTATTTGACTCTGGTTACAAGTACATCTACGATAAGTACAATGATGTTTATCGTTACGTTCCTACTAACGGTGACATTGCTGGTCTTTGCTTACAAACTACTGAAGTTGCAGAACCATGGTTCTCACCTGCTGGTTTCCAACGTGGTGTTTTGAGAAATGCAATCAAACTTGCATATACTCCTAACAAGACTCAACGTGATCGTTTATATGGTGCTCGTGTTAATCCCGTTGTTTCCTTCCCTGGTCAAGGAGTAGTCCTATTCGGTGATAAGACTGCACAAGGATTTGCATCCGCATTTGATAGAATCAACGTACGTCGTCTGTTCCTAACAATTGAGAGAGTTATCTCTGGTGCTGCTAAGTCTCAACTCTTTGAGCAAAACGATGCTGCACAGCGTTCACTATTCCTCAATATTGTTGAACCTTATCTTCGCGAAGTTCAAGGTCGTCGTGGTGTAACAGACTTCTTAGTTAAGTGTGATGAGGATAATAACCCATCTGAAGCAGTTGATCGTGGTGAGTTCTACGCGGAAATTTTCGTGAAACCAACACGCACAATTAACTACATCACTCTTACATTTACTGCAACTAGAAGTGGTGTTGCATTTACTGAAGTAGCAGCGTAATAAATACAGTTGTCCATTAAAGGATAGACAGAGAGATCCCTTCGGGGATCTCTTTTTATGTCTGAAAATATAAAATATTCTAAATATTAAGGACAGAGACATCATCTAAAAACCATGGCAAAAAGAGGTACTATTGACGATTTTAAAGCAAATGTTGTTTCAGACTTTGCTCGTCCTAATTTATTTCAGGTAGACCTTGCGTTCCCTTCAGGAATTATTAACAATGCAAGTCTTGTAAATCTTGGAAAATTTACTGTACGTGCGGCAAATCTTCCCTCTTCTCAGATAGGAGTTATTGAAGTTCCTTTCAGAGGTCGTGTATTAAAAATTGCAGGCGATAGAACATTCGAACCTTGGACAATTACAATACAGAATGACAGCAACTTTGTACTCCGCAATGCATTTGAACTTTGGGCATCAAGTATTCAAGCATACAATGAGAACTTTACATCTGCTGCGGGTCTTGGCGATGCTGATGATAGCACTGGTTACTTTGCAGACATGGAAGTTCATCAGTTAGCACGTGATGTTAAAGATGGTGAGAAACCTAAGGTGCTTAAGTCTTACAGATTCTATAACGTATTCCCAAGCAACATTGCTGCAATTGATCTAGATTATGGAAACAACGATGCGATTGAAGAATTCACAGTTGAACTCCAGACACAATACTGGACTCCAAAAGTACCTACTTCAAATGACTGATAAATAGATCAGGACCAATAACCCAGTAAAATTATAATGTCTCAGCTCTTCGGATATAGTCTTGAGAGAGCGAAGAAGGTCCCCAAGGGGCCTTCTTTTGTTCAAAAAGATAACATGGATGGTTCGCAACCCGTAGTTGGTGGCGGATACTACGGATACTCTGTTGATTTTGACGGAACTATTCGTAATGATTATGAACTCATCACCCGATACAGGGAGATGGTTTTAAATCCTGAGTGTGATAGTGCAGTTGACGATATTGTCAACGAAACAATATGTGGAAATTTTGATGATGTACCAGTTGAGTTGGAGTTATCCAACCTAAAGGTATCAGATAAAATTAAAAAATTAATGCGAGAAGAGTTTGATGAAATTCTAAAACTTCTTGATTTTGAAAATCGCTCGTATGAAATTTTCCGTAGATGGTATGTTGACGGAAGACTTTTTTACCACAAAGTAATAGATCCCAAGGCACCTAAAAAAGGTCTTGTAGAACTTCGTTATATCGATCCACGTAAGATTCGCAAAGTAACTGAGTACGAGAAAAAGACTCCAGATCAAATGCGTGGTGTAGATCTCAACACTCAACTAACACAAAAAGCAGCAGAATATTTCTTATATAACCCAAAAGGTTTAAAGAATTCTACGAATCAGGGTATGAGAATTACTACTGATTCTATTACATATTGCCATTCAGGTATTCAAGATCTGAATAAAAATATGACTCTTAGTCATCTACACAAGGCGATTAAGGCAGTCAATCAGTTAAGGATGATTGAAGACTCTCTTGTTATCTACAGATTATCAAGAGCACCAGAAAGAAGAATTTTCTATATTGATGTAGGTAACCTTCCCAAGAATAAAGCGGAACAATATCTACGTGAGGTAATGGGTCGTTACAGGAATAAACTTGTATACGATGCAAACACTGGTGAGATTAAGGATGACAAGAAGTTCATGTCAATGCTTGAGGATTTCTGGTTACCACGTAGAGAAGGTGGTAGAGGAACAGAGATCTCTACATTACCTGGTGGACAGAACCTAGGTGAACTAGAAGACGTTAAGTATTTCCAGAAAAAGTTATACAAAGCGTTGAACGTACCATCATCAAGACTTGAAACTGAGACTACCTTTAACATCGGTCGTGCCGCAGAAATTACTCGTGATGAAGTTAAGTTCCAGAAATTTATTGCACGTTTACGCAAAAGATTTTCTGAACTTTTTATGGATCTTTTAAAGAGTCAGGTAGTTCTTAAAGGTATTGCAACTCTTGAAGAATGGGATGAGATGAAAACCCATATTCAATTTGATTATATCGCTGACAATTACTTTACTGAACTCAAGGAAATTGAAATCCGTAACGAGCGTATGAATCAAGTTAATCTTATGGATCCTTTTGTTGGTAAATATTTCTCTGTTGAATACATGCGTCGTCAAGTTCTTAAACAAACTACGGAAGAAATTAAAGAGATTGACAAACAAATTGATTCTGAAATGGATGCAGGTATCATACAAGATCCTGCCGAAGTAGCAGCAATGGAAGCTGGTGGTGCAGAGCAAGGTGGTGCTCCACCTGCAGAGGTGGCACCCAACGAATCCGCAGTTGATCCTGCAGATGCACGTAGGGGAGAAATTTAATCTACTAAATAATACTACAGTGGGAACTTATTATGCCTAGTGATATTTCACAACAAATCGTCAAACAGATCTTTGGTGATGATAAAGCACAAGCAATCGATTCAATTAACGATGCTTTGGGTGCTGCAACATATGATGCAATTCAAGCAAGAAAGGTTGAATTTGCAAAGAGTATGGGTTTTGAATTAGACGATACTGGTCAAGATGCTGCAGATGAAATTGCTGCTGATCTTGCTACAGATGATGCTGAACCAGAAACCGTAGAGGTGGATGGTCGCAAACCAGAAGATCCACCTGCTGATGAAACACCCACAGAGGAACCCGAAACTGATGAGGAACCAAGCGATGAGACTGATAGCTGAAGAAATTACTAACGTTGACTTTCTTTGTGAAGAGAAAGAAGGCAAGAAGAATTACTTTATCGAAGGTATCTTTTTACAAGCGGAACTTAAAAACCGCAATGGTAGAATGTATCCCCGTAATACATTAGCACGTGAAGTTGCTAAATATGATGAGTCTTACATCAAAACTGGTCGTGCTCTTGGGGAGTTAGGTCATCCTGACGGACCATCTATTAATTTAGATAGGGTTTCACATAAGATTCAATCTTTGAAAGAAGATGGAAATAACTTCATCGGTAGAGCAAAGATACTTGAAACGCCCATGGGTAAGATTGCTAAGAACCTTCTTGATGAAGGTGTAAAACTTGGTGTTTCTTCCAGAGGAATGGGTTCAATCAAGAAGGAATCTAATTGTAATGTTGTTTGTGATGATTTCATGCTTGCCACTGCTGCTGATATTGTAGCAGATCCTTCTGCACCTGATGCATTTGTTGATGGTATTATGGAAGGAAAGGAATGGGTTTGGGATAATGGCATTCTTAAAGAGTCTACTGTTGCCGAAATCAAACAAGAAATTGATCAAGCTACTCTAATAAATCTGCAGGAGCGTAAAGTCTCCGCGTTTGCAGCATTTTTAAAGAGTTTGTGATGTATAAATAAATAAAGACAACGCTAAAGCATAACGGAGTTCAAACAAATGGCTGAGACCTCACTCGATAAAGAGTTAGATAACATGGAAGAAGTGACCGAAGGTTCTAACGCAGTTACCAAAAACGCAAAACCTGGTGAAAAAATGGACACATCTAAGTCCAGTGATTCATTAGGTGGTAGTGGTAAGATGGTAGTTAGTGTCACCTCGGATTCCATGGAAGGTGCAAAAGGCACTAAAAACGCTGGTAAATCTGCTGCTAATTCAGTTAGCGTAGAAGGTTCGAAATCTCTTTCAACCAAACCCAGTGCTGCATCCGCAAAACAGGAGGACGTAGAAGATGACGGCGAAAAAGAAACAATCGCTGAAACCCAGTACGACTTTACTGAAGATGTTAACGCTCTTGTCGCTGGTGAAGAGCTCTCAGAAGAGTTCCGAGTAAAAGCAGCAACTATTTTTGAAGCGGCAGTAACCTCTAAGGTTAATACCGAAGTTGCAGCGTTGCAAGAGGCATATGAATCTGCCCTGACTGAAGAAGTTGAAAAGATTCAAACAAGTTTGGCCGAGAAGGTAGACGACTATCTCACTTATGCCGCCGAAAACTGGATGAAGGAGAATGCTCTCCAGATCGAGCACGGCATTAAGACCGAGATGGCAGAGTCGTTCTTCAACGGTCTAAAAGGTCTCTTCTTAGAGCACAACTTTACCGTGCCTGAGGAGAAATTCAACCTGCTTGATGGTATGGCAGGTGAGTTAGATGATATGGAAGCTAAACTCAACGAGCA